AGCATAATTTTCATCATCGTTAATAGCTGCCGCAAGTTCATCAAATACATTTAAAAGTTCAGGCGCATTAGCTTGTAATACGTTGAACTGCTCAATTGTAACAGGGTGACTTGATGCCGTACCGTTGGCAATCATAAACGTGCCAAGCGCCCCTGCATCATTCGTTATTTTAACAACGCCGTCTGACTCGTTGACTAATTTTGAACCGTTTTCTAATTGATAACTTTCGCTACCACCGCTTAAACTTGGAATTACGAAAGACATAATAGTTACCTTAGATTATTTGCTTTCCCTGCAGTTTTACAGTGACAGTCCCACCGGCACCAGTTCCAACAACGTCAAATACAGGGTAGCCAGCCGTATCACTGTCATCTTCATTGTATTCAATCGTTATAAACTCGAAATCATCGCCATATTTGGCAATATATAAAGCTGTCGTATCAGTTCCATCATGAGAAACTTCAAGTATTCGTCTATTTGTATGCACGCCATCGCTTATATTTGCATAGATATCATACGTGCCTACATCTATTTCAAAATCCTTAATTGCGATTTGCGTTGATATGTCATTAGCAAACGTTTTTTCATATACATCACCACCAAAAAACCTCAGCTCTCTGGTGGTTAAAGCTTTCCCGTTGGGGCGCTCGTTTGTGTAATGTGTATCAGCGTTACTTCAGCGTTAAAGCCTGCAGGTGTAAAAGTAAGCTCAGCAATAGGCCTATTGATATAAATATCCTTAGGGTCTGAAGCGTCAAAGCTTCCGATATCCTCAAAGATAAGAGATCCAGGTATTCTATCCTTTATCGCGATAGTTCCTGCGGTCGCATCGTTATCAAACTTAAACGCGAAAGCATGATGATTATTATCGGTGCTTAACTGATTACGCGTTGTAAGCTCAGTATCAGCCGCTGTTGTGTAGCTGCATGTGGGCATTTCTAAGCCTCGCTTGTGTTTGGTTTTACGTTAATCGTCACGGTAAACCCGTTAATATTAAATGTTCTTTCTTCGTTTTCGCACGCTTCTTCATATGAGTAATGAGCAATACCGACACGCTCATCAAATCCAAAATTTAGAATCAAATAGCTTCCTGATATATCCTGCTTGAGCGGAGTCCACATAACTGCTGAGCCAGAAAGATCTGTTATTTTTTCAAGCTTGTGGCTTGTTGAGTCGCTTGGCACAGGCAAATACCAGTTCTTTGCTAATATATCTTGCCTATGCTCCTTATTAACTTTCATATTTAATTGCCTTGATTATTGCTACTCCGCTGCACAACTCAGAAAGGATTACTCTTATTGCTCCGTCACTGTATTCCTGATCGAATTCAACGTTTTTAAGTTTTGTGCCGTCAATTTTTATGATGTGATCAACATAAGCGAATACATTATCAGGAAGCGTTACAGCTTTTTGAAATTCAGATTCGCTCTCAAAACGATAAACAAACTCTTTTGTGATAATTTCTTTTGCTTCAGATCCTGCAGATACTTCACTAAATAATAGAGCTGAGCTAGTTGATAGGTTCTTCTTGTACCAAAGGTGAATTGGCGTTACAAAATAGCCATCACTAAAACCTTGAACGTCAGTTATTGAGGTGTCATATCTAATATTACTGCCTTGTCCAACACCAAGCTTTACGCCGCCCATGCTTTCACCCTGCTCGTTGATGAGATAAACAAGGATTTCTGGGTAGTTTGGAGGGTAGTAATCACAATGATTTTCAATTTCGAACGCGCCACGGCCAGAGACGTTTATGTCAAATCTGAACTCTTTTTGATATTTCGTGTCGTTTCTTCCGTTGTTTGCAAAGTATCGCGTATTTTCAGCATTTAATTTAACCGTATTTTCTAGCCCTGTTATCTGTGTCTTGCTTGGCTTAATCTCCATAGCCTCAAGCTCTTCTATTGCTGCAGTGGATGCTGGGTGGACACTGGATATTGAAACTAAGTAATCATTTGATCCATAAGCGCCAAATATCTCCATAGTTTGTTCGGGCATCAACTCGTGAGGATGATAAGGTTTGTTCATTAAGTTTCCGCTCTTATCATAAAACTTAACGTATGCAGGCTTTGTTGATTGCTGGTACTTAGCGTAGCAAGTTGGGCTCTCTTCGCTTGAACCTTCTAACAATCGAACCTCGACGCTCGTTGTAGACATCTTAAAATAATAGCCATTTTGCCAGTATTCAATTATAGTCGAAGATCCGCCGCCGACATTTAACTTGTAATACCCTGACTGATAGTTAATCATGCGCTGGATTTGGCTAAAATTAGCAGCGTCACCAGGGTATTCAGCATCTTTAATATCAGTTAATCGATTGTGATTCATGCCTACTAAATTATCGTCAGGATTAATATCCATCAGATTGCTTCCGTCACGATTAGTAAAAACGACTTGGCAGCCGTCAGCCTCGTTAGAGCTAGCGCTTATTTTTAGTTTATTGGTTCCACTGTCATTATCTGAGTGAATGCGGCCTACAATGTTGCCAGTGCTATTAATGAATTCTACACCGTGACCAGCGGCGCTAGATTGATCTAAGTGCAGCCCTTTAGCATTTATAAACCCATCGCCTGGGCTGGCACACATGCCATTGTATATGCCAACATCAATGTAAAAGATATCATTAGCGAGAAGCCATCCAAGAGCGCGAGCACTGTCATTATTCCACGTAAGGTCTCCCTCATCATTAACGTAAACATAAGCGCCAACCTCCTGATTCGTTATTACAAGCCCTATATCTTCAGATGTAAACGTGCCGCTAGCTGCTATCGTGCAATCTCCGCCATCCGGCACAGTTTCGCCGATCAAAACACCTGATATAAAAGCCTCATTGCCACTTTTTTGTTTCACTAAAATATTGTATGGCGGCTCTATTTGCTCTGAGATTATCACCGCTGCATGTGCTTTTTTGATCATGCCTGCAGCTACTGCTGGCGCTAGCTTATCAATGCCAAAATAATGATCACCTTCTCTTGAAACGGATTTAGTATTAACAAACTGGTTTGCGTATAGATCAGGCTCCATCGTCGTGAAGCCTAAAAGCTCGTCGAAATTGCCGAGCCCCACCTCAGCAACGGCGGCGGCTTCATCAGCAACATCTACTGTGAACTTTGGCGACCCATCAAAGGGCTTGGGGATGTATCTAAAAATAGGCATTATGGCTTATCCCCGTATATTATTGTGACTTTACCAACAGATGATTGACCCCATACAGGGCTTCTTCTTGCTTGTAGTTCAAATGTCATAAATCTGTCAGGAAGGGCTGTATCTCTAATTAAATCTATCTCGTGATAGCCATTTGTATTTGATGCTTTTGAGCCTGAAAAATATATCTGATTTCCGCTTTCACCTATTCCTACCAGCCTTATATCTGTCGTTATATTTGCTACAACCGCACTTAATGTAAACGACATCTTAACAGCGTAAATCTGTGAATAATTTGCATCAAAATCAACATAGCCCTCTATTGACCATGACGTACCTAAGTTGCCGCCGCCAGCATTGATAGTTATATATTTTGGGAAACCCTCGAAATGAATTGGGTATATTACGTTGTATACAGCATTATAGCCTAGCTTAATTGATGCTTGGCTTGGTATACGGCAATCATCATCATTGATAATGTAGGTGCCATCACCGGCAAGAACTGTAACTTTATTAGTTTGAGTTGATGCAGTATTTACAATTAATAGTGACCATGCGTTAAGCAGTAAATCAACACTTGGAAGCGTTACAGTTATATCACCGGTGGCATCAATAACAGTCAATACATCCCCGTTCCAATTTGCTGGAACTGTCAAATCTTCAGACGTATAATGCGTTGTTAGCGCGTTGTTATTCTTTACAGCTGAATAATCAAGCCTTTCATCACCCTCTAATGACTGCAGATCATCACGTACCTGCTCTGGCGTCATTACAGATCTTGGTGTGATTGTTACGGTGTCGGATTCCATTACAGCATCAAGGCCATCCGCAAAATTAAGGGTTTTGGCCTTCCCTAATGACTCTCCGTTGTTATCTACTGCTATTTCATCGCCGCCAGGGTCTGATGATTTATAAACAATGCTTTGGCCATCATCAGAAACGACTAAGAACTTAGATGCTTCAAGATCTGGAACATTTTTCAACTCTTGAATATTATGCTGTGATAAATCTTCTATTTGCAGCAGACTTTGACGCTCAAGAACGTTGTAACCGATTATATTTTGAAAAGGTACAATCTCTTCAGAGTCATAAAGCATTGATTTCTGAGTGTTGCCAGCTTCGACAATTCCGCCAACTATAACGGTTGGCTGATCCATATATAAAGTTGTAACGTAAGTTTGAGATTCATCTATTTTTGCCAAATTCTTAAGTGTAATAGATACTAAATCACCGTTTATTTTATCCTCTATTGTGTGATTTATAGTGTCAGAAACAAAGGTTATATCGCTATCTTCTAGCCTACCAATCATATAGAAATTAACAAAATCCTCTCTTGCTATAACTTGCAGCTCTATTTCATACGCATCAATACCGGGTGATGATGAGCCAGTGAATTGCTGGCCGTTAATAATGGGGATATCAATACCTGTTGAGCCTAGCGTTTCAATTAACCCCAATGGGCTTAGCTTTTCAGATATGGGGTCAAGACTTCCAAGTTCGTCGTCAAGCTCTCGATCAAGAACCATTGAATTTGAATTTGCTAACTTTGATTCAAGCGCTAAATGCTCGCCAGCTTCTTTAATTAACAGCGTACCCATCTCGATAGTACCAGGAGGAACGGCTATTGGTGCTTGCGTCCATTTATCGGGGTTGTATGTTAGTACCGGGCTAGCTTCATCAGTCCAAATGTAATAAAAAACGGTTTCGTTTTCGTTAACCTGAATTATCTTACCAGGATATAAAAGATCTAAATTGCCATCATCTGAGAAATAGCCGTCTCTGGTTATTGGATTAGTAGTGCCAGCACCGATACCAACAAAGCTTAAATACTCGCCATAAGGAACTACCGGCATTTTAGATATAATTGATTCTAATAGTGTGGCGTAAGATATCAGCGAGTCATCAGCCAAAACAAACTGCTGCGCATTGCCAATGGTTTGAGATTCTGGGAATTGATTTAAACGAACGCCTGACGGTCTGCAGCCAACGCCACAGCGCAATATCTCGCATCCGTCACAAGTGCAGCCGTTACCTAAGCCGCAACAATCTACCATGTATCACCCCTGATTTACTATTGGGGCCCCTTCAGTAGTTACGATTATGTCATCGTCACATCGTCCATAATATCCACGATTATAATCAACTCTACTGGAGGAGACTATTGGATTTTTAGCTATAGATGGCACTCTTTGACGTAACATTAAATCGCTGTATGCTCTTGATGCGTTATTACCTTGTTCGCGGTTTATCGCATGATTGAACTTACTAGCAACCCGTTTCGTTAAAATGGCAATTAGGTCATCTGCTGGAACCGTATTGCCGAGTGGGTTATCTATAGAGTTCGGTATTTCTAAATCTGTTACAATTCCTTGGTTCTTAAATGATATCAACATATCAATATATGAATTAAAAACGATGCTATCAGCGCCGTCATCATATTCAGGGAAGCTAAGTGTTATCTGCCTAAGCTCTCTAAGCGTCTCATTCACAACGTATTTAACTGATCTAATCGGAAGTGTCATCTTCTGCTACCTCCGCTTTTTTCTTGGCTTTCGCTTTAGTTTTAGCCTTACCATTCTTGATTGCTTCATCAAGCGTGGTACTCCAACCCTTCGGCGTTTCAGCGTTCATGTGAACACACTTACAATAGTAGCTTAGGCCTTCCTTGTTAAACTCGCCATTCTCGTCAGCCTTAAAAATATGTCTCACTATATTTACCCCATTAAAAAGGGGCTTTCGCCCCTTATAATATTTGCTTATAAAAAATTAACCTTGCTCATCAAGCAGCACGCCCACTTGAGACGGTAGCCAAACTTCACAATCAAAGAAAACAACAACTTTCATAAACAATTTTTCAGCATCTGGATCATACCAATATGTAAATCGAATTGGTAAGCCCTGCTCAGTTGAAGCCTCGACAGTATCAACACCACCACCCTCAACAGGAAGATTACCAGGAATCAGCTTAATTGAATCCTCAGCCCAATAAACGGTAGGGTTATTTTTAACAGCGTTCAAGAAAGTTACAGCGCTTCCGCCTGTTGTTGCAGCCGTGCAATTTCTAAACGGTCCATCAACAATAATTGCGGGTGAGACATTCAACGTAGTTCCGTTTGTTACAGAATTAACGGTAAACGTCATTAGCTCGCCAGTATCCTCCCTAACTTCAGGGTTTAACCGACCAACACCAACAAGTGTAAATTTATCACCAGCCTTGATGTCCGATGTATCACTTACAACAAGCGGCATTCCACGATTATCTACATAGTTATCGTTAGCATCTTTTGTTATTACCGTGTGACTCTGTGACCCTGTTACGGTTACACCGTCAGCCTCAGCAGCAGGAAGAGTTATTCGATAATCAGCGCGTGAAGCCTTTGAAAAACCGCCAATCTGATTAGGAATTATTGATTTTTCATAAGCTGTTTGTGGCAAGCCTGGGCGTACAGGATCATTACTTGCAAGACCATCGGCCAGCACTTTGTAATGCGGGATTGATAAATGAATATTGTTTGAATATCCACCCAATCCTGAATCAAGCATTAGCATATCAGCTGCAGAGCAATCTGACTGCTTTATTAGTCCTGACGCAGTTGTAACCATGTTTGCACGGGTTATTGCTTTGTCATAACAATATTTATCAATAGCATTTCTTAATTCACGCGCAAATCCTGCAGCCGCCATTTTGCGCAGTCGAGGGTCTCTTAACTGCTTTGTTTTAATGCCAACTTTTATATGCTTAGACTTATCTCTTCGAATTGGAATTAATCGATCAGTTAACGCTTGCGCATCACTGTTATCAGGATTTGACTCTATTCCATCTTCAGATTCAAATCTGAAATCTTCAGGAAGATATTCAACATCTTCATATCGTTGACCATCAACATCACCCATGGTAAAGCTGGGTAGCATCTTTGAAAAGCCAGCTGCAATATCGGTTTCTGACACAACCTCATCTACTAGCGTATGTACATCTGTTAATAGCGTATTATCAGCCATTTAATTCACCTTGTATTTAACCATTTTTCGCCTTCCTCACAGCCTTTAATTTTCTATGATTCGCTATAGATGGATCTTTAAGCCATGCATCGTAAGCCTTATCAACTTGTTTAGAGTGCATGTCAGCGTTACCAGATCCACCTGCAGGAACCTCATCAGGCTGTGTTTCGACGCGTTTGCGTTTTGGCTTTAAAGCTGCTTTTTGTGACAACTCCCATACAGCTTTTACTGCTGAATTTCCGCCGCCATTTTTTAAATCAGTCTTTAAAGCCGTTATGAGCTTATTTCTTTCCTTCGGACTTTTCCCTAGTGCCAGCGC